GATGAGAAGTTTAATTGTATTATTAATCATTTAGGTGAGGACATTAATCCAATGACTTTATCCACAGGTGAGAGAAAGAAAGCAGATTTTATTATTATCATTGCAATCATCAAAATACTTAAATTAAGATTTCCGCAATTAAATATGCTATTCTTAGATGAATTATTATCCTCAGTTGATCATGATGGTGTTTACAATATACTTAAGATATTAAATCAGGTAATTAAAGAAAATAAGATCAATACATTCGTGATCAACCACACAGTGCTACCACATGAAATCTTCGATAAAAAGATTCAAATCTACAGAGAAAACGGGTTCTCCAAGTTATCTATAGAAAGCATAGAATAATATCATGATATATAGAATAACTATTAAATATATAATTTAACTAAGTGGCTACGTACAACCTCAAATACAACAAGGACGATAGTGTTATCAGACATATTATTATAGGTCTATTAGCAGATCTTAACAGCAAGTTAAGTTTTAAGAGACAACTAAGTAATGATAACAGGGTTATCGTTGATGTTCCTTTTTTCTATTCAGTATCCGGAGATGAGAATTTCTTAAAAGATGCATTCTTATTTTCAAATGCAAATGGAATTGGATGTGATCCAGATGGCGAATTCGCTGATGGTAATTATGATAAGGTACCAAGAGGTATCGTTAATCTAACATCGTTTGCAGTTGATCCATCTAAATTAGTTAATAAGAGAAATTTCGGCAACTATAATAGAATTAACGAAGAGGGTTTTATGGAAGGATTTATTGCTGAATTTCAAATGATTCCAGTCAGCGTAGGCGTTGATATTGAAATTATACTTTCAAGCCAACTGGATTTATTTAAAGTAACAGAATCTTTAGTAAAACAAATGTATAAAGCTAATTTCTATCATGTAGATGCTGGACACATTGAAGACGGTACATATAGAATAAGCTCTCAATACATGATGCCGGACGATTACACACAAGAGAGACCAGTAGAATATGGATTTGATGACAAAGGAAATCATAAAATTACATTTTCATTAGAAATTAATTCTTTTATTCCAGATTTCCAATTTGAAGAAGATCAAATTAGAAAGTATACTACTGACTACTTTGAAACGGGTGTAGTAGGAGCATTCGGAGATCCTAATGGTTATGTTTCAAACGTTGCAGTTGGTCACACATATTGTGATAATACAACTGGGGCAAAATGGGAATATAATGGTGAAGTATGGATGCAAACAGGAGTATGTGGCATAGCGGCTAATGGAGAAATAGACTCTACTTCTCTTGGGAACAAATTAGAAACAAAAGAAGAACTAGTTAATATAACTAAAAGAAGGAAACAAAGTAACAGAATGTTTACGATAGGTAATTCAGCTGTTAACTTAGAAGATAAATTAACCGACCAGGATAGAAGTATGTTGGGAGACAATTATAGCGTCAAAGGACGTGACTTACCATTCAAAGAATAAAAGAATGATATATAAAGTAAATAAAACAAAATCTTAATAAAGATGGCAAAATTAAATAAAAACATTATTTCACCGGTATTAGAACATACAAACGGTTATGTTTTCAATGCTGCTGGCCAAAATTTTAAAATTGTTGGAAGCCACATAAGCTTATACAATGAAGCTAACACAGCGTTCAATGACTTATCATTAGGTCTAAAAACATTTAACATCAGTGAAAACACAGTCGATTTCATATATGACTATAATTCAAAATCACTAGTTTCTAAAATTGACGAGAGCGCATTTGATAACTTCAATAAAGCGATCGATGCTGAAGAGAAATTAAGTTTTCTAAAAGAGAGTACTAAAAAAGTAAAACTAGGAAGTTTTAACACAGAAGCTCTAAATGAAACTGCAAACGAAATTGCTCTTTTAGAAGCGTTGATTTCTACAATGTATTCTGGACCAATGGCTATTAGATTCTCATACAATGTTAATGAAAATACGTACTTTGCAAATAACGTTGAATTATTAAATCACAGTGATTCTATAGTAGAAACAATAGTAGCTTCTGGATATATTAGATATGAACACAAATCATTATTTAGCTTATTTGAAAATACTTGTAAAAACCACGCATCTTTTAAAATATTAGACTTTATTGTAGAATCTAAATCAAATCAGATTACAGTTGCTACTATGAAAACAGGAACTAACGTATTTGTATACAGAGTAAACGAAGATACTACACTTGGTAAATTCAGCAAGCTTTTACCAGATGCAGCAGTTGATTATGTTGCAGAACAAACAGGCACTGACGTTACATTCTTAGTTGAAGATATTTTAGAATCTTTCACAGCAAGAAGAGAAGCTAAAAGAAACAAGGTTGCATTAATGCACGAAATGATTGGATTCTTAAAAGATCAAAAAGGTAGAATAGCAGAAGCTGACAGAAACCTCCCAGATATTAAAGCTGCAGATCAATTGATCAACACTGAAATCGCTAGATTAAGTGAAGAACTTACAGGTGCACAAAACGAAGAATTACTTGGATTATCCGATGGATATTTAGACGCTACTGTTTCTAGAGAAGCTGAAGGTTTAAAAGTAGGAGATCCTATTAAAGTAGATGCAGTAGAATATGCATCGTCAGGTAAAGAAGATACATTAACAGTTTTTTCAAAGGACGAACCTCTTAGAATTGAGAAATTCAGAGTTGAGTTAGAAGCTGGTGCCGGAGTTTAATCCCCACATATAATTTATAATAAAGCCCGTTTGGAAACAAATGGGCTTTTTTGTGTATAACCCTAAACAAAACAGGACTAACGTGGCTAGAAAAAAGAATTACCTAAACAATAAAGATCTTTACAATGCAATTGTAGAATCTAAAGATCAGGACAAATTAACACCTACAGCAGAGAAAATGTTAATATTACTTGCAGAAAGAGCAATAAATAAATTAACATACGTGAATAGTGACGACAGAGATGATTGCTTACAATTCGCTATGTTAGACTTATTGAAATACTGGCGTAACTTTAACCCAAAATATACCAATGCGTTTGCATATTTCACAGAGATAGCAAAGAGAGGATATGCTAAGGGATGGAATAAGATACATCCGCAAAAATATAAAAATACACTTTCAATGGATAAGATTTCTTCAAAGGATCAAAGCGGAGATGGTGGTATGTTTAATATCTAATGTCAATAAAAAATGTCAAACCAACAAATAATTCAGGGTTCATACAGGGGTATTTTACCCCAATCAATCCTGAAAAATATATTGGTACGACACCTATAATATACAGATCCTCTTGGGAAAGAAAGTTTATGATAATGTGTGATACTAAAGATAATGTTGTTAAATGGGCGAGTGAGCCTGTTGAGATCAAGTACATCTGGTCATTCGACAAAAGAGAGCACAGATATTATCCTGACTTTTATATGAAAACTAAAACTGAAGAAGGATTTGAAGAGTTTTTGGTTGAAATTAAACCAGAAGCCCAAATCAAAAAACCTGAACCTCCTAAAAAGAGAAGTAAGGGCGCAATCAAATCATATAAGTTTTTAGCAGAACAGTATGTTAAAAATATGGATAAATATAAATATGCTAAAGCTTGGTCCGCTAATAGAGGATGGAGATTTATTGTGCTTACAGAAAAGTCGCTTAAATAATGGGTCAAATAAAGAAGGACATAAGAAAATTATCTAAAGATGCCGGTAGCATGAGTAAGGCTATTAATGAGGCTAAAAAATGGTTTGATAAGGGCAAAACAAAAAGTATTGCTAATGTTAGAACACCATTTGAACCAGGTAAGATATATGTCTTTGAATATAAAAAACCAAAACACATTGACAGGATTGCATGGTTTGATGCTAATCCAGTCGTTTTAGCATTGGATCCTACTGATTTCGGTAACGATTGCGGTATAAACTTAAATCTTTTACCACCTACTATTAAAGAGGATTTATTAGATTATGTTTATGAACAAATGAAAAGCCAAATTGAAAACCAAAAAAAAGGTGGAACAGCAGATAACGCAAAAAAACAAAGTGAATTAAAATTTACATACGAAGGTGCAAAGAGATTCTTAAAGGAATATGGATTTGATTTTGCAATAAGACAGTACATTCCAACTCTTAAATCTAATCAAAAAGTGGTATCATATGAGAGTTGGTCAAAGATAGCTATTTTAGATTTCGCAGACATCAATGGTAGCAACATTAATGCTATCCAGGAAGCGTTTAGAAACCACTTAAAGAAATGAGATATATAAAACATAACATAAATTAAAAACTATGGCAGGATTTACAGAGAAGAGAAACGGACCATTGAGCGTAAACACAAAACCGTTCAGTCTCTCAGGTGCACTTAAAACACTGAGTAGCTTCGGTATGCGCTACGATGATCTAGTACTTAGACAGTCACAAGCCATCGGTCCAATGGAAGACCAAGTCGGATATGGGGAAATGAACCCTTTCGGATTTGATAACGATGATATTTACGGTGCATTCGCAGCAATGTCAATGACCGATATTAATCTTAAGAAGAATATACCATTCTTTGATAAAGATTATTTAACAAAGAGAGACGAATTAAGAAGATTTTCAACTAACGATGAAATCGAAGATATTTTAGATATTCTTTGTGATGAGACTATAGTATATGATGAGAAGAATTTCTTCGCTCAACCTGAAGTTTTAGGACTTGATATATCTGACAAAGTAAATAAAGACCTTAACAGATATTTCAGACAGATCTATCACTACTTTGGTTTTACAGAAGATCAATCAGCATGGTACTATTATAGAAAATTCTTAATAGATGGTTATTTAGCATTTGAAATAATTTATTCCCCTGACCAAAAAGAAATTATAGGTTTTAAAGAACTAGATCCAGTTACGTTAATCCCAGGATATAACAACGAAGATGGTAAGAAAGTTTGGGTACAATATAAAGATGATCCAGTAAAAGAGAGAAAATTATACGATTCACAGATCATATACATCTCATACTCGTCTATCACGACAGCATCGAGAGTCTCTTACTTAGAAAGATTAGTAAGATCATTTAACCTACTTAGAATTATGGAACACACCAGAGTGATCTGGTCAGTTACCAATGCATCGTTCAGGATGAAGTTTATTATCCCTGTCGGTGGTAAATCTAAAACAAGAGCAAAGCAATCGCTTTCTCAGTTAATGAATTCATATAAAGAACAGGTTGATTTCGATTGGGATTCAGCTTCACTTTCAACTGATGGTAAACCAATGCTTCAATTCAGTAAAGAATATTGGTTACCTTCTAAAGATGGTGATTCACCAGAAATTGAAACATTAGGTGGTGAAGGTCCAGAATTAAATGACACAGAAGCACTTAAGTATTTCTCAGATAAACTTAAAGCTGTTTCTAAAATTCCATTCAATAGATTCTTATATGAAGATGGTGGTGGGGAATTTAACCTTGCAGCCGACGGTATGATTAGAGATGAGATTAAGTTTGGTAAATTTATCAAACGTTTAAGATCTACATTCCAAGAGATATTAGTAAAACCTTTGTATTTACAGATTTGTTTAAAATACCCAGAATTTATTGATGATCCACAATTTAAAACTCAAGTTGCATTAAGATTCAACGAAGAGAATATGTTTGCTGAAATGAAACATATGGAAATCATGGAAAAAAGACTTGAATTCATTGGTAACATGAGAGATAGTTTAATGACAACTAATCAAGAAACTATGGAAGAAGAGTATTACTTCGATCAAGAGTACTTAGTTAAAAAGTATTTGAAATTATCAGACGACGAGATTAGATCTAACGAAGCAGCAAAAGCTGCAAAAGCTAGAGAAGAAGCTGAAGCACCAGAGCCAGAAGACGACGGCATGGGCATCTAAAATAAAATTGAATATATAAACTAGTATGAAAACAATCAAAACAATAGAAACATTCGCAAAAGAAAGCCGTTACAACAAGGTAGTTGAAGCAGCAACAAAAGCGGGTGAAGATTCAAAGGTCTACGTCGATGATGTCGAATTAGATTCTGGTAAAACAGTTAAGTCTGTTGAAATCATTGGTGCAATTGCAGCATATGTAACTGATAAGGAATTCAAAAGATATTTCTATGATCAATATGGTGAAAATGCATTCGGTGAGGGAGAAATCGAAGTAGTACTTAAATACTATAACGACGTTAAAGCAGAAGAAGCAGAAGAAGAAAAAGAAGCTGAAAAAGAAGAAGAGGGTGGAGATGAAGATGATCCACTAGCAGACCTCTAAAGGTAATAAGATAATTATATAATATCTAAAGGATATATATTAAAAATAGAAAATCCATAAATATGAAAAAAGCAAAGGATTTGCTAATCGTTGAAATGTCGTCAAGTGCTCTGAGTGTTACACAGTCAGAAGAAAAGGATTACGTTCTCGAGGGAGTATTTGGTCAAATTGATCAAAAGAATAGAAACAACAGAATTTATACTGAAGCAGAGTATGTACCTCAAATAGAGGCACTTCAGGCTAAAATCAAGTCTTCTAAGTTATTAGGTGAATTAGATCATCCACAACAATTCGACACTTCATTGAAAAACGTATCTCACGTAATTGAAGAATTATTTTACGATGCAGATAGCAAAGAAGTAAGAGGTAAAATCAGATTATTAGATACTGATGCAGGTAGACAAGCTAAAGCGTTAGTTGATGCTGGTGTACCATTACAGATCTCATCAAGGGCAGCAGGAGCTGTTGAGTCAAACGGTAAAGTAAAAATCAAGCAACTATTCACTTATGATTTAGTAGCTGATCCTGGTTTTGAAAATGCAGAACTTAAAAGAGTTAACGAATCTTATGGATTTGGAAACGACACTGGCGTATACATTTACGAGATGGGTGAAGCTAATGTTACCGAAAATATTGAAATCCAAAACACAAATATAGAAATAAAAGAAAACAAAAACATGGAAGAATTCGTAAAAGCCGAAGACTTTAATAGATATTCTGAATATCTGGCAAAAGAAATTAAAGGCATAAAAGAGTCAATGGACGCTAAAGCCGCAGATGCTAGTGAAGACATGACTGTAGAAAACATTAAATCGCATAATAATCATATTACTGAAAACGTTAACACGTTATCTGAGTATGTTTCTTATTTAGCGGAAAAACTAGATGAAACTATTCAGTATTCTGAGCATGTTGCTGAAAAAGCAGATCAAGGTATATCTTATACTGAAGAGGTTGCTGAAAAAGTAGATCAAGGTATTCAATATTCTGAGCATTTAGCAGAATCTATTACTAAGGTAAAAGATTTTACTAACTATTTAGCAGAAACACATAACGAAGGAGCTGATTCAGCTGCTAATATTTTAGGTTATGTTGAATACTTAAGAGAAAACTTACAATCTATATCTGAATATGCAGAATACATTGCAGAATCAATCAACGAAAATTTAGTAGTTGAAGATGGTGCAGGTGTTGATGCTGAAGAATTAGAAGACGAAACTACTGACGAATCACCAGCAGTTATCGATGCAGACGGCGAAGAGTACGATGCAGCAGATGACAGAGCTGAAGATAAATCAGGTGAATTAGAAGATGAAATCATTGACGGTGAAGAAGGTGCTAAAGAGGTTACTGAAGACGAAGGTGAAGAAGCTGGTAAAGAAGTTGAAGAAATCGAAGATGACGCCGCTGAAGAACTTGAAGAAGACAAAGCTGATGAAATCGAAGATGACATCAATGATAAAGGCGAAGTTGCAGATTTAGATGACAAAGTTGAAGATACTGAAGAAGAAGTTGAAACTGCAGAAGAAGTTGAAGAGTCTGAAGAAGGTGCTAAAGATTTAGAAGAAATCGAAGGTGACGAAGTTGAAGCTGGAGATAATTCTAAAGAAGGTGACGTCGATGCACATGAAGCTGGAGAAGAAGCTGAAGATTTAGAATCTGATTTAGATAACAGTGATCAAGAAATTCCACCAACAGGTAATACTGACGAAGTTGAAGCTGGTGAAGGTGAAGAAGAAGCAGAAGGTGACGATGCAGCATCAGATCCATTAGAAGCTTATAAGAATGAAATTTCTTCAAAACTAAATAACTTAATTGAAAACGCTCAAATTAAAGAGAATGAAAATCCTTCTTTCTTTAGAGTTGTTTCTGCAAGTACAATCGAAAAGTACAACGCACTTAATGAAGATGCTAAAACTGAAGTAAGAAAATCAGTATCTAAAAGAGGCTTTATGACTGAAAACGAAATTACTTCTATCATTGAATCATCTCAATTAATAGTTGAGAATAAAAATGCTGAACCATTTTTCTTAGCGGCAATGCCACTAGAATATAAAGAAGTATGGACAAGCTTAACTGAAGCTAAACAAAACCAAGTTACAGCACAAGCAGAATATCACACATTGAATACAGAGTATCAAGTGAGAAACTTCTGGCAAACTAGAGATCTTAGAGATACTAAAGTAGCAATGGAAAAAGTAGCAATGGTTACTGAAGCTAAAGCAGAAACTAAGACTATTGGTTACGATGTAACTGGATATAGTGAAGCTTTTAAGAAAAGATTCAAAAAATAAGGATATATAATTTAATAATAACATAATCGACGAAAAAGGGTGACAGAAGCAGAAAACCCAAAATGTCGAGTTTAACTATAAACACAAACAAAAAAAGAACATTTACAAAATGGCAAATTTAATTAATGAATCTGAAATCAGAAGTACATGGGCTCCTATTATTGAGGAAGCAACAGGTATTAATGAATCAGAAAAGCTAGCTTGGATGTCGACTTACTGTCACAATCACAAGCTTTATGAAGACGCAAACATGATGGCGTTAAACCCAACATCTCCTGGTAATATGAATATCGGTGGTATGGGACAAGTATCTTTTCCTTCGCAAGTTGGAAACGGTGCAGATGTAGGAACTAACGGTTCAGGTGACAAGTCACCAACGTTATTACCTTTAGCAATGCAAGTTGCTGCTCAAACAATCGCTCTAGACTTAGTACCAGTTGTACCTATGGCTGGACCAATGGGCCTTTTATCTTACCTAGATTTCGTATACGAAGGTGGTAGATTAGATGGTGGTGTTGCTCCAACTTATATCAAGTCTGAAGAGACTGATGGTGCAGGTGCTGCTGCTACAGGATATGCTTTCACAAAACTAGACAAGACTTCTAGAATTGATGGTTATTCTATCTATAAAGTAACAGAAGATGCTGCTAGTGCCGATGGTACTACTTTATTAGCTGCCTTTAGAGCAAACACTGCTTCAGTTACTGATGGTGTTAAAGACGCTACTATTGAATTAGTAAAAGCGTTAGAAGATCATATTCCTGGTTTCTCAGGTGCGGATGCTGATTCAGCTCCAATGTCGAGAGAACTTGGTGAAAGATCATCTGATAAAATAATGGGTCTATCTTTATTCTCTAAAAGTGTTGCTG